GACCTACATCGACTCCAAAGGCGAGCGCCACAAGTACGCCTGCATGTTCTTGGACCTAAAGTGAGCTGCTGCAACCTCAAGAAGATAGCCAGCGCCATGCTGGTGGTGCTGGCCGCAATACTGGTGGTCTGCCTGTGGATCGTCCTGATCGCGGCATCTGCTGCCCTGGCACCAGAGAGGCGCATCATCGACTGCAGCATGGCTTCATTCCACCCAGACTTCACGCCAGCCATGCGAGAGGCGTGCCGTAAAAGATGACCTGCAATCAAAACTGTCGCCAGGGCCGGGACTGCAACTGCGGTGGCTGGCACGTGTACCCTGTGGACGACCTGCGTGAGCACGATCTCAAAGGCAGTTGCTGGTGCAGGCCGACGCTGGATGACAGCCAGTCGGAGCCGATCTGGATTCACAACAGCATGGACGGCCGCGAGGCCTTTGAGACAGGCGAGCGCCTGCCGTCTTAGCCAATCATGCTGATGGCCTTGGCCTGCACATCAGCCACGCGCCTGCCCCAGCCCTTGCCGAAGGTTGGCCAGGTCGGCAGGTCCATCAGGAATGACAGCCTGCGCTTGGAATAGTCCTCGACGAGCCGCTGCGCATCAAAGGCCGACACAGCCGCCAAAGTCTTCGGGCCTATGCCACCATCCTGCTCGACGCCAACGCACGCCTGGAGCCACTTTGCAGCCCTTCCTGGGCCGCTGTTGATGGCGGCATCAAAGACAGCGTAATCGACGCCAGACGGCAGCTCATCGCCGCGCACCTTGTCCCAGTACTTTGACTTGTACAGAGGTGCCACGTCGGCAGGCGTGAGCGCACGCATGGCCTTCTCGTCCACCTCATGGCCGCAATGCTCTTCCCAGACCTTCTTGGTGCAGCCGAGGTTTGTCATGCCACCTGGGTCTTTGGGATGGTTCACAAAGCCGCCCTCGTGGTGTAGGACGGCAGCCAGTGCAGCATCAAAGTTCTGTTTCATGGCGTCTTCACTTGGTGGTTTTGGAGAGCAGATCGGTCTTGGCTTGCGAGCCAGCCGAGCTGCCAAAGTAGTAGGCAATGATCCCTGTCCAGGCCGTGCCCAGGCTGCCCAGCATCATCAGGATTGCCGGGTTGCTGCTGTCGATCTGGTTGAAGAACATCATCACCATGATGCCGAAGAAACCGACAGTGACCGCGCCGGCCAGGATGGGAGGCATCATCGAGCGAGTTGTGGCCTGCATGTCCCTGGCGCTTTTGCGATCCTCGACCGCCAACTTCTCAAAGTTCAGGCCCAGCTCCTGAGCCTGCTTCTGCAGTTCGATCTCGGCCAGCTTGACCTGGGCGATCTGATCGGCCGTCAGCTTGTTGCTGGCAATCAGGTCGCCGACTTCCTTCTCATCGACGCCGATGGCCTTTGAGACTGCCGAGACGGCCATGCCGGCCAGTGGGCCGCCGAGCGCAGTGGCGATGGTTGGTGCGATCTGCTTGAGCCAGTCCATGTCAATCCCTCGCTGCTGTGACCACGTCGTCGCCCTTGCTGACCGTCACCTTGTCGCCTTGGACCGTGACCTTCATGGGCTGCTCTGGACGATCCAGCCGGTCGAGTTTGTTGATCAAGTCTTTGATAACCTCGAACTCGGGCTTCTCTTGCTTGGCGTTCGCACCAGCGATGCCGTTGAGCATAGAGATCAGCGCAGTCAGAGCCGCGCCCAGCAGGCCCATGACGGCTGCGATCTTCTCGTTGTCGAGCACGATGGACGCGCCCACTCCGATGCACACGATGAACGTGATGTAGAACAGACCCTGCTTGCCGATGGCACGGCCGGCAACGTCCTTGGCTGGAGATGTGGCTTCCAGCTTGTTCAGCTCGACCCTGGCCTGCTCCTTGAGGATGGCCAGCTCGCGGGATAGATCGTGCTCGGACATGGTCAGTGCTTGAAGTAGTTCAAGGCGTAACCGACCACAGCCGAGACGCCAGAGACGATGGACATGCCGAACCACAGGCCGCCCTTGCCCTTGTTGGCCAGCGCCAGCAGCTCCTCGACATTGCGCTCCATCTTGTCGACCTTCTTGTCCATGTCCTGGACCTTTTGCCACAAGACTCCGTACTTCACCAGATCAATCTCATTGCTTTCTGACATCACGTCTGTCTCCAACATCACAAGCCTTCGCCAGGCACGATGTAAACCGTCGAGGCAGAGGACGCAGCGCCACTGAAATAGACCGTCCGGTTAAAGCGCAGGATTTCCACGGCACCAGGGACCAGCACGATGGCCGGAGATGGGTTGCCGGCCACAGGTGCCACGGCATTGGCAGTCGCCAGTGCAGCGGTCGGGCCAACACCCAGGAACACCGTGTTTGCGCTGCTGTTGACGATGCGGTACTGACCCATGCCCTGGGCATCAAACTTGTCGTAGACCGGAGCCTGCACGCCAGTAGGTGCGACGGTAGCCGCCGCCACGACGACGGTCTCGCCTTGGGGCGCAAATGCGATTTGCGAGTTGGTGGCCATGTCAGACTCCTTTGGCTGCGTTGTAGGCTGCGATTACGTCAGCAGTGTGGGTTGCGGCACAAATGGCCTGCACACGGGCATCCTCGGCACTGTAGTCATCGCCGGGGGCGACAACATGGCGGTGGAACGTGCCGCTAATCTGCTTGCCGTCCTCCATGATCGCTGTCTTTGTGCGCACTTGGACGCTGCCATTTTCCAAGACCTCGATGCGGTCAACGATTTGAATTTTTTCCAGCATGATGCTTTCCTTTCTTGTCCAAGAATCCACTTGGGCTTTGGTTTAACAATCGGTTGCGCCAGCGAATTCTGGCAGAGTTTTCAAGTGCTTGTAAGCCTGTTTGATTGGATTGTCTCCATCAAGAACATGGGCGCAATAATATGTCTCACTGTTGAAAACCTCTGCTTGAGCGTTTGCGGAATATGAGACACCAAACGACAAGTCTGCCTTGTTTCCTTCGATGCGCCACACTTTGATGTAGCAATCGTTGACAGAAATTCCTTTGAACTGAACTGTTTTTTTCAATGCCATTTTGTTTCTCCAATTAAGTTTGAGTTCCGACAACAGTCCCGTCCGTGTCGCTTGTTGGTGCGCCGGATTTGATACGCAATCTTCCGCTTGAGTCAACCCACAAAAATTGTGACCCGAAGGCGATTGCCTCCGTGTACGTTCTATCGCCAGTAGCATATGCGTAATACTGGCCTTGTATGGTCGATCTTGTGTAGACAGCTTTTGTCACGGTTGAAAATATCGCAACAGCCAAAGTCGCCGAGCAGCTATCAACCGTCAGACCGTTCAAAAATCCGGCCAAGTAGTCCATGTTTGCAACATTGCAATTTTTCAAACTTGTGTTGTTTGAAGACAAAGCGACAAACGTGTTTGATGCGCCTTGTGCAGAAATGCTGCAATTTTCAACAATGCAATTGTCAGCACTTCGTACAACAGAACCATTGTCTGTCAACACAATAATGCCAGAAAGAATTTTGTTGCTGTTTGCGTAAATAATTCTTGGGTTTGCTGTGGTTGCTTCTGTGGTTGCTTCCAAATAGCCAAAAGTAACGTTTTCGCAAAACACATAAGCATCATTAGGCGCGTCGTTTTTGGCGCAATCTGTCAATATGGCTTGACCAACAATTAAACTTTCAATGCCAACACCGCCAGAGTAACCAAAAATTGCCGCCCCATCAAAACCGTTAACGCGCAAACTTCCAATGTAAGCGCTGCGAACGTTACGCATTAAAACAGCCGTTTTTGCTACGCTTGCTCCAGGCGTATATGCTGGGGTACTTTGAGTTGCAAAGGCAGGGTCAAGCCACACCTCGTCAAATCGAATGTTTTGACTGGCTATGTCATTGGTTGGCGTGTTTGACGATACACCAATGTGCCGACCTTTGACCTGCCCAACATGGACGTTAGTGCAGCCGCCTGTGTAAGTTCCGTCAGGCTCAACATCAACGTGCAAAAATCCAACAGCAGAGCCAGTTACTTGACCAATGTCAATATTGGTTCCTCCAACGACAGCGACCACATTTCTCAAAACATTGTTGCCATCAACTGACGCAACCCGCACGTTGGTGACTAACCCGTCCGCAACAACTTGTCCGATTAAAACGCCATCGCCTCGGATGTTGACCGCTTTGATATTGCCAACGCTAATGTTTGACAACGCAGTGTTTGCGTACCCAGTGTAAATGTTAATTGCGTGATGAAACTCCAATGTGTCGGTGGCGATGTTGCCCTCAATTGTCATGTCACCAATTGACACATTGGAGCCTACGACATTCAAAACAGATGTAGTTGGTGGTTGACCGGGAATTTGTTTAATTTTTACGCTAATGTCTTCAGTCAAAATTGTTCGATTGGCGGGAATGTCAATGGTTGAGACTCTGTATTCAACCGCCGGTAGCGGAAGATAAACGCGCTCACTTGCAGCAAGCGCCGCAGTGATAGCCGCCGTATCGTCAGCAACACCGTCACCCACTGCCCCAAAATCTTGGACGTTAGCGGGAGCGCCGCTAATCATCGAGTATGAAACTTTTGTTAATGCCATTTAAGCCTCACACTATGTAAAAGAACGAGCCAGCAATAAGATTCTTAAAAGAACCCGTAGTGCTCAAATCAGAAGCATCTAGATTTGTTATTGCTCCGTTTGCGGCAGTGCGATATGTGATCGTTACCGCTGTTGTTCCTATTCGCTCAGTGACAAGCCCGGTGGGGGTGTCACCACCAAAGTTTCTAGAATCACCGATTCCAAAAGAGCCACGGGAATCACCAGAACCACTTTGAGTAAATGGCAAACCAGCAAGCAAGACATCTCCCGTGCCTGGAGTTGTTGCAGACGTAGAGAGTCTAAAACTGCAATACACGACATTTCCGATCTTTGTGTAAGACCCAGTTTGAATGTCGTATGTAAAACTACCACCAGTCGTCTGGTAAATAGGAGACCAAGTGCCTTCTTCATAGTCGTCCAGCAATTCGCTGGTCATGCCTGGAGCAGAGGGATCGGCAGAGAAGTCAATGCCTTTTCCTGCTGTGCCAATGACGAGGTTGCCGTTGACGATGGTCTGATCGCCGGTGCGCGTTGATGGGAATCCAACTGTTTTGAGCATTGCTTTCTCCTTAAATCACGAATTCGATGACCGAAGTCAGAGGAGGAGCCTGCGTGAATGTCACGTTCCCACCGGCCACCGAGTAAGTGTTTTGATTTTGATAGACGCCGTTGATGTAGATCGCAGACGGAATGAATGTCACAGGAAAAATTAACTGCACACCATCGCCAGTGGCGTTGGTAGCAATCGAGCCTGCACCACCTCCAGAGTACAAGTTGTCCAGCAGCGAGGTGTAAACCACGCTGCCATTTTTGTCCTGCACTTGGATGCTGTAGTCGCCGCCAACAAACAGCCTGGAAGGCGTGCCACTGTTGACCGGATAGCCGCCCTGCGTGCGGATCGGCTGCGCGGCAGCCAGCGTCTGAGCTGCGTCCCAGTAGACGTTGATCGCATTGCCAATCGGTGGCAGACCAGCAGTGCCGATCCAGATGTAGCCGTCTTCCAGCGGCTGGCCATCAGCGCCAGCAAATGCTGGGTATGGTGCGGGTACTGATACTGTGCTCATTGTTCGTTCTCCTGCTCAAATTGGCGTCCGGCTTGGATTGCACTCTGCAAGTACTGGACGCGCGCATCCAGAGATTGTGGCAGGTTGACCTCTTTTGCGAAATCACTGAATGCCTTGCTCATGGCTGTGCGACGGATGGCCGCCTGGGTTGGCTCGCCGCCCTTGGTGGCAGACTGCACAGCCAGCTCCTGAAACTCTGGCGAAGCAAAGAGCTTGGAGGCCTTCTGCACGCCAGCGCCCTTGGCAGCAGACATCCACTGCACGATGTCTGGTGCGATCAAGCCGCCACCAGGAACCAGGCTGGCCACGCCAGTGGCAGCACGCTGCGCCAGGCTGCTGGACATGACCCTGCCCATCAGGCTCTCGACCGCAGCCTCTCCAAGAATCTGGTTTGCCTTGCCGGTGGTCGGGATGCGAGCCTGTGCGTCGGCGATGCGCCTTGAAATCTCGTAGAGGTCACGCGATGCACGGTCCCACTCTGGTCCCATGATCTTGACCATCTGTGAGTAGACAGGCGGATTGGCGCGCAGGCCGCGATAGACCTTGGTGAACTCGGCAGGGCTGAAGACGGTCTCGGCAGCTCCTGCTGCCGCACGGCCTGCCGCCTTGCCGGCAGTGACGGACGCCAGCGCCGTGGCCAGCGTCTCCTTCTGCAGCTCGGCAGGCACGACCTTCATCAGACGATTGAAGGCCGCGGCATCGCCCTTGGCGGCCGTACTGATGGCCGTCTGCATACGTTGGGCCACGCTGCCGTCGATCTCCTGGCCGAACGCGCCGACGATGCGCTTTTCCAGCGCCTTCTGCTTGGCAGTCAGCAAGTTGGCCGCACGCAGCTCGCGCCGAGCCTCTTCGCCGGCCAGGGAAGCCACGCTGTCCAGTTGGTCCTGAGCCAATGCTGCGTACAGGCGCTTGAGATCGCCGGTCGCCATGTTGTCGTAGGGTGACTTCAGTCCACCAACGGCCTGGCCGACCAAGTCCTTCTCGCGCTTGAGGCCGAAGTAGGTCAGCTCGCCCTTTTCCAGCATCTTGGCCAGGTTGGACTCTTGTGGCGTCATGCGGCCTGCAGCGCCCAGGTTGGCACGCAGTTCGTCGAGGTAGGTTCTGAGGTTGTTCAGATCGACTGGTGAGTTCTTCGGCACCATCTCATCAATCCGGTCGTAGATGGCCTTGGCGTCAGACTTCAGCGTTTGCCGGGTCTGCTGCAGGTTGTCCACGATCTTCTGCGAGGTCGCACCAGGAGCAGGACGGCCGGCCACGAAGGCGGCATCGAACTGCTGCGAAATCTCGTCGGCACGCTGGATGGCCTGGCGCACGGTGTTTTCCCATGCTGCCTCGGCCTCGCCTGCGACCAGCGCGCGGGTCAGGCCCACAGCACTGCGCACCTGCGGGTTGTCGCTCAGCACGTCGAATGGCACATCAATGCCCAGACGCTCGGCTGCCGCACGGGCCTCTGGGTTGACCTGAGCCAAGTCAACAAGCTGAGCTTTGGCTGCAGTAGAACCCGGTAATCTGCCACCGGCCTTGCGTGCCAGATTCAGAATATCGCCCACATCGGCTGCCGGAACGGCAGCAGCAGCCCCAGGAGCAGCAGGCGGCACTTCAGGAGCCATTGCCGTGCCCATAGGAGCGCCAGCAGGGCCGGGAGCCGCAGGTGGTGCCTCTGGTATTGCCGCAGCAGCCGGAGCCGCTGCAGGGGCCACAGTAGGCGCCCTGAGTTGGTCGATCTGCCGCTGCAGATCGTTGATGCTGACTTCTCGCAGGAATCTGGTTTCTCCCTCTTGGAGAGGCTCCGAGGCAAGAAGCTGCTGCCTGAACTGAAGTCCAGCAATTTGCTGGTCTACGCTTGGCTCAGGAAATGCTCCGGGTGGAGGCGCTTCAAAGGTCGGCTCGACGCGAGGTGCTGGAGCTGGTGCAGCAGCGGCCGGCGCGCGGCCTGTGACGCGCTGTACGCCTCTGCGAACGGCTGCGGCCACCGGAGGTGCAGCACGCTGAATGATCTGTCCTGCTGGGCCTGTGGCGGCTGCCATGCCGATCTCTGCTGGGCTGATTTCACCGCCAGTGGCTGCTTGGGTCGCCTCGATGCCAGCTTGGGTTACACCAGCAGCAACGACTGCGCCAGGAATGGTCGCAGCTCGGCCTGCCGGGGTGAAGGCAAACAGGCCGCCCAGCGCCCTTGGAATGTCTCCAGCACTGAAGCCAGGCGGGATGGCGTATTCTTTTTGGTCGACCGATGAGCGCAAGATGAAATTGCCTCTGGCATCTTGACGCACCTGCATGCCTGGGAAATTGGACTGCAGAATCTGCACCGTCTCCTGCGGGTTGGTCAGCAAAGTGCCCAGCGCCGACTTGAAGGATGCCATGCTCATCTGATTGAGTTCTGGCATTGCAGTCCACTCAGGCAGGCGCTGTGTCTCAGGCGTTGCCCGAGCGCGGCCGGTGACTGACTCAACGATGCTGCCAAAAAAGCCCATTTCTGGCCGGCCACCGAACTCTGCAGCCAAGGCTGTCATGTCAGTGGCAGGCGCAGCAGAGGCCGGGGCTGCCGGCGCAGGTGCGGCCATAGGCGCAGGAGCCGCCACAGCGGCAGGAGAAGGCCTGGCAACCCTGGTGGCTGCCGCAGG